TTTATCTGTTAGAGTTTCTTCTACGTCTTCTTCATACTGCTGTTGCTCTAGTACAGGCTTATAACCTTCTTCTATTTGCTCTTCATCAAACATTGTGTCTGAACGCCATTTAGCATAAGCAGTAGCTTCTGGTTCACTTTGAAATGTTGGTAGCTTTTCTCCTGTGATAAAGTCTCTACCTTGACTATCTTTAAGTTTTCTAAATACTTCATCATCAGATAATTTAGATCCATTCTCATCAACACTAGGTGCTGTAATCCAATCAGTTCCCCAAGGTATCGTTGTAGATACCTCAGAATAGCGAGAACCTTTTTCACCAGTTACATAACCTGTCTCATCAATCCAGACAGGTCTACCACGTAAAGTTTTCTCATCTGTTTTAGTTCTAGGCCTTGGCACTGGTCTAAGCATTTACTTTATCTCTTAGTTGAGTAAGTGAGCGTAAGGCACGAACTTCTCCTTGGAGTCTATACAACTCTTCTAGTTCTGTTCGTTGTTCCATTTGTTTGTGAGAGAAAGCTATACGAGAGCCTAGTTCCTCAAGCATAGCATCCCAAGTGTCTTTATTGTTTACGATTAGCTTTAAGCTCATGCAGCACCTTGCTGTCCTGTATTACCTGAGAAACCTTGCTCTCCCGGTTGTGGTGCAGTGCCTGTTCCTATATTACCACCACCTGCTCCTGAAGTATCTTGTACTCCTGTAGGTGCTCCCTGTCCTTCAGGTGGTTGTACTCCCTCTGCAGGTTGTGCTTCAGGGTTCTCTGACTTGAAGTCTTTTAGTAACTCAGCCTGTAGCTTTGCATCAGCCATAGAGTTTACAAGTTTATCAGGGTCTAGATCCATACTCTTAGCAATCTCTCTAATGATATAATCCATCTTAGAAAAGGGTGCTAGTGCTGGGTTCTGTGTAATCTGTAAGAACTGCATTAAGCGTTGACTACGTACTTCGTTAGCCATCAAGCTTTCAGTACCTTGTGCTTTTACTTCTAAGTCACCTTTAATATCGTTGTCAAAATCAAATTGCATATTAAAGTTAAAGAAAGCTTTACCAAGTGGAGATAGTAAGTAGTCATCTACATTCTTTACAACATTCCGTATGCTACCGTTGGCAGCAGACATGAGCATACTAATACCAGAAGCAGTACGGCCCACACCAGACACGCCTGTCTGACCATGTGCGAAAGATGGGAAGCCAGTTGATTCATCTGATAGTACCCTTGCCTTATCAAACAGTTGCATGTTCTCATTAGATACATTAGGAAACTTAGTTCCAAAAAGAGCTTGACCAGGTGCCCCTCCCTGTCTCCTAAATACTTTTCCTGGATACACGGAGAGGTCTTGTCCTGGGACGAGATTTGTCTCGTCTACCTCGATGATAAGATTTCCTGAGAGTGCAGCATTATCAACTGCCATTCTCATAAAACCATTCATTAATGTTTGTGTGTCATCCATGTTCTCTGCAATACCTACTCCAAAGAAAGAGTAAGGGTTTACCTCGTAGGGTACTGCATAGTAAGGAAGGTAAGAAGGAGTAAATGGATTAAGAACTAATCGTAGTACTTGACCGTTACATACCCATACGTTTACTGATACCTGATCTGCGTCTTTCATATCTTTAGGGATGTCTACGTTTTGATCTTTCAACATCTCTGTGTCCATGTAGCCCCAGAACTCTAGGACTTGAAACCTTTCACTTTGAGCTTGTTGCTCATCGTCTTCCATAGCTTGTTCCCACCACTCTTTGGTGTAGGACTCTCCCATCGATATAGCTGTGTCGATAGTATTGCTTCTGAAGAAAGGTCTATTCTTAAGTGCTCTCATTTGTGTTCGAGACATCTTGTGACGCTCAATAACAAATTCTGCATCATCCATATTAGATGCATCAGGATCAGGATAAAAGTTCCATAAAGAAACTGAAGAACACTTAGGCATTGTTTTTATGATAGGTGTGTACTCACCTTCTTCTGACCAGTTAGGGTATTCTTTGTCTACCGCAAATGGCCCTTTCATTATACCTGTACCAAACAAAGCTGTTTCAAATGCTGTGTTTCTTAATTCTTTTCTAGCATTAGATTCTTCTAGTTGGTCATGTATTTTCTTTTCCATCTTCTTAGCTGCTATCATAGCTGGATGAAAAGTAATTTGTGTAGGTGATTCTGCTTCACCTTCTTTTAAATTATCTTGAACAGGTGAAAGTTTTTCTTTCAGACCTGCTAGTCTGTCTCTAAAGTCTATAAGAGTTTCACCGGGCTGTACCTGCTCAGGTTCACCCATAGGTGCTTGCTGCTCCTGCATTTTCTTAGCAGTGTCTTCTGTCTCTAGGTGTACAGCTTCTGAGACACCTTCAGGTAGAGTAGTAGGGTCAATACTAATAGGAAACTTATTAGCACCAAATAGTACTTCTACAATTTGACCGTAAGCAGCTAGTACCTTAGTCTTTGTAACCTTAACAAATACTCTAGACTTCTCTGATGAAGTAAACTTTACGTCTGGTCCATAAAGACCTCTGTAATTTCTATAAGATCTAATCCAACGTTGCTCTTCACCATTCCTAGCTGTTTCAGCTTTATCAAAACGTTTTTGTATATAACCTATAATAGATCCAACTGAAGGATCACTAAGAGATTCTTTATCTGTATCCTCTATAAAAGATACTTCAGCATCTTCCATGTGAACTTCTTCACCTAAGATTTCGTCTTCTTCCATTATCTGCTTTCCTCATTGAAACAGTCAAACTGTAAGTCATAGTATTCGTTATTTCTTATTTTATTCCAGTTAGAGTTATCAACAATTTGTTGACACTGCTCTTCTGTAAATAAATTTTTCATAACGTACTGGTTACCAGTATATACCCAATCAGTTCCGTTATTACCCCAAATACTTACAACAACTACAAAAGTTTTCATTTGTTATTTTTCCAAGGTCCGTTGTCAAAATCGTACTGTTCTTGACATTTAGGACAACTATCAAACTTATCTGTATTATAAATTATAGAACACTTTGAGCAGGTCACTAACACTTTAATATCCAAACGTTGAATCACTCATTTGAAATCCAGAGTTTTGAGTATCAGGGTTGTAGTCAAACAAGTTACTTCTTGGTCTTGTCATAATACCATATCTGATAGCATCATAGATGTGGTCTTCAGATTTAGTGTCTACATCCTCAGGATTGTTTTTATCTAGAGGTAGTGAGGGAAGTTGAGCAATTGTATTATAACAGCTACTAAAGAAAGTTATTCTTGGTTCTTCTGTAAAGTCATCTACTTGTAGTCTTCTGTGTAATTCATTCTTACCTGATACACGAGAACCTTTTGATCTGTCGGCTGGTCTAAAACGACAACCTTTCTGTATCATTTGTTCTGCTAGTGAAGGACCAGTGTCACCTCTCTTATGCCAGAGAGAACTGTCAAGAACACCATACCTTATTTTCTCGTTAGATTCAAGCTCTAAAATCATATCAGCTAAATCTGTAGCTAAAACTTTACTAACGTATAACTCTCTATAAACAATAAGCTGTTCATCAGGAGCTACAGCAAACCATATAACAGCAGAGTAAGATCCGTATCCATAGTCGGCTGCTCTAAACCTAGGCCAGTTACTTGGTATATCATATGGATCTACCACATGTATTCTTCTACTGAACTCTGGGAAAGCTGCACCTTCATTAATATCCCAATCCCCTTCCAGCAATTGTCTCCGTTGGTGCTCAGGCAGAGAGAGTAGGTTGGCTTCGTACATCCCATCATCAGACAGATAAGGATTATCAAACAAAGTCGCAGGGATAAACTTTCTCTTGAAAAGAGGTTCTCCCCCTCTAGTATGTCCTTTAGGCCAGCAGATTACTTCACCTTCGTTATCTGTAGCCCAAAATGCTTGATCAGGTTGATTAGGATCTATAAAGTATCTTTTAACCCACATGTGGCCTGGACCACCGGGATTGCTTGTAGCTCTCATGTAGAGAGGTAACCCTGAAGCCTTAGTAGTACGTAGGCGTGACCTCATGTAGTTCCATGCGTAGTCTGTAGGCCACTGTGTTAGTTCGTCAAAACCTATCCAGTTAAATGCTTGACCTTGGTATCTCATAACGTCATCGTCACGGTCAAGGTAGGACATCCAGAGAGTTGCACCACTAGGTGCTACCCAAGTCTTGTCTCGTTCCATAAACTTAATACCGGGAATAGCTCTTGGGTATAACTGCTTACTTACTGATATAAGTTCTCTTAGTTCTTCGGTTGATCTACGTACTAGAAGCATTCTAGCGTTAGGGTTGTTTAAGTATCTGACTGGATCTGCTACTAGACTGTAGCTCTTACCACCACCTGCAGCACCACCATATAATACTTCTTGTTCTGTAGCTGCTAGGAATGTTGTTTGAGGTCCAGCGTTAGGTTCAAAGATAACTTCTCTTGGAACTTCTTCTACTTCATTCTGTGGTAGACTCTGTTTCGCTACTGAGGTCTGACCATCCATCTCCAAAGATTCGCTTGGTTTCTCTACCACCAAGTCTTTGCTTTTCAATCTTCTCCGCTTTCCTTTGCGCTTCTTTGTATTTCCTAGCGTAGTTGCGGTAGTTAGAGGAAGCTCTCCTTCGTTTTTCTTCGATCCTGACACGTTTGTCTAACCCTACATGTGATATATATCTACCTGACTTATCTGATAACCACTTGGATACTTTTCTCAAACTATAGTCCTGTAGAAATAATTTTGCTTTTTCTAAAAGTTCTAATTCTTCTGGTATAGGTATAAGCAAGTCAAGGTCTTCTTCATCTTGCTTGTAGCCGAAAGGTACATGTCTTCCAACTCTTATGATAGGATACCACTCACCTTTTTCGCCTCTGAGTGGTACTTGCCAATCTATTTTATTTGGGTAGGTAGCTTCTGATGCTCTAGCAGTTTTAACCTTCGTCATCACTATCCTTAGACGGTAGGATAAACACTGGCTCTGAGGTTTTTACTTCTACCTTCTCTGTCTTTGTAAATCCTGCTCTGTCTAAGATATCTTTAGCTGCAAGCATTTTTTCTTTTACACCCAAGTCTGTTGGATCAGCCATTACACTAAACATTGTATAAGCAGCTTTCGTAGAAGACTGGGATATAAACCTTTTAGTTAGTTCTACTATCTCATCTGTTAAAGGAGCTACAACCTGTGCTGTAGCTACACCTTCAGAGTATCCTGCAAGCTTCTTAGCTTTAACAGGATCTCCTTGGGCTTCATCAAATAGAACGTCTAAGAACTTCTGTTGTTTATCTGTTAGCTGTCTTGCCATAGATTCTTTCTCTTATTTCAGATCTACCGATACCTATATCACTTAGTTCACGATCAGACAAGTGTATCAGTGTATAGTAGGCTGTTCTTTTCTGTTGTGATTTCTGTATAGCTCTCAGTACACGGTTACAATATTCTTTCCACATATAAAAATCTCCAGTTTGGTTTTGTGCAAGTTGGCTAAGAATACCAACTGGAGACTAGTTTTACACATATAGTTATAACATACTACAGATAATATTGCAACCCCGTTATGTCGGTTGGTAATACTCAGCACCTGATAAGATAACATGAAAGTCAGAACTACTTTCTTCAAACCCTACGATCTTATCCCCTGCAGCTAATGCAAGGTATGCTCCACCTTCTACAACTTCTTCAATACCATTACCTGCTATGCTATGCTCATCTATAATAAAATGATAGGTTGTAGTAGCTGCTTCGTACCACTGAAGACTGTACTTCTTTGTAGAACTAGAGCCACTAGATATATGCAAAAAAGTGATGAGTGACACATGGTTATTAGGACACGTATACACTACATCACCACTAGCACCACCTGAGGTAGCTGATAAGTTCTTTGCTTTAGTAAAGTATTTAGCTGTAGCAGGGTTTGCCATTACTTTTTCTTTTTACCTGTGACTGCTTTTTTAACTTTAGTAGTCCAAGCTTCATCCTGTGGAGTCGAGGGGTCATCCTTAATGTAATGACCCTTATCGTTTCTAGCTCGAACCTTCTCTGTGTTTTCAGCTAACCAAGCTTCTACTTCTGGATCTTTAGTAAGCCATTGACCATAACTTAGTTGGCCCACAACATCTCCACGAGAATTTACTATTTGATCTTTTTCAAGTCCTTCAAATCGAAACATTGTATTCCTACCTAGTTCTCTGCCTGATCATACCATTGATTCTTTTTTCTTCTGCTACTGCAGCTTTATTATCTTTACCTTTAGACCTAGCATTAGCTATTTGTGTTCTTAGCTTTCTTGCTTTTTCTCTAAGTGCTTTTGTACTCATACCTTG